AATCTTACAGTGCTAATGAAAAGTTTATTGAAACTGAAACATTTACAGGTACCGGTAGAATAACTACATTTGATTTAAAATATCCTAGCACACTAGATAAGAGCTCAATAACAGTTCTAGTCGATAGCGAACAAAAGTTTGCTAGTGATTATACAATTACTTTGTATACAAAACTTATAAATGGTATCACAGTACTAAAAGGTAGATTAACTCTACTAACTGCAGCACCGGCAGACTCAGTAATCACAATTAAGTATGAAAAGAATGATGAAATTCTTGACAGTCTAAATAGAATTGACAAATACTATAAGCCAACTGACGGAATGCTTGGTGTTGATAAAGAAGTTCCAGATAATGGTGGCGCAATAACCACTGACTATTCTCAATTAGTAACAGGTATTGATTACGGTGGCGTTATTGTACAAGGCGCAACATTTGATGTTGGCGCAGGCTGGGACGCTTTGCCTTGGTTTACTGAAGGTTGGGACACAGCAGAAAGTAATACAAAAGATTTTTATATTGCGGCTGATGATAGCACACACGAGTTTGTGTTACCAGAAGTTCCAGAATCAGGCAAAGTTTATAATATCTATATCAGAAGAAAAGGCGACTCTAATTCTACTAGATTAGATGATCCAAATTTTGGAACACCGCAACAAACGAATGATAATGCTATTATGCCAACATTTATTGGAGATGGTAGCACAAATGTTATTACAATTCCAATACCAGACGAAGGAATTTATGTTAATGACGGTGATGTATTAATCTTCCGTCCAATTGACAGTGATGGCGCTATTGATATTCAAACACCTGGCTATTTAGATGCTGAAGTAAGCGGCGGCACATTGCTTGGCGCAACGCCTTATTCGACAGCGACTGGAATAACACCAGAAGAAATTGTTATCGACGGTGAGAAGTTTATTAGTCCTGATCAAGTACCTGCTCCAGAAGAAAACATTCCAGGGCAAGTTCTTGAATCATTAAGTATTAAAGTATTCCATTCAGATAGATTTGGAGCACCTGCTGTACTTTCAAGAATTTATACAGGCGATAATACAACCGATAGATTTAGTATTGATCAACATATTTTAGAAAATTCAAGTTTATTAGTGTATGTAAACAAGCAATTACAAGTTGATCAAGTTGATTATGTTATTGACTATCAGAATAACGAAGTTAGATTTATTAATGCTCCCGGAACTAGCGAAATAATTGAAATATTCTCACTAGGTGTAGGCGGTGTTGAATTACTTGATGTTAGAGAATTTGACGGTGACGGCAACACAAGATACTTCTTAACAGGAGCACCTTTTGTTGATACCGGAAGAGTATTTGCTACAATAAATGGAGTTCAAACAAAAGTTGGATTTATTAACAGTAATGGCGTAGTTAATGAATCTAATAACACTTTAGTTGAGTTTGGTATTCCGCCTAGAGCAAATGACTTAATACAGATTGTAGTGTTGTCACAAGAAAGCGGGCAGTCAGAAAGTCTTGTGAGAATTAATCAAGAAAGAATATCACTAACACCTGGAACTTATGAGTATCCTATATCATTCTTTGATCAGTTAGGTAGCAGTGATACTTCAAATGTTATTGTTGAATATAACGGGCTGTTGCTAAGATCTGTAGATAGTACATATAAAGTATATGACGGAAATACGATTATAAAAATTAACAGCGATCCTGTGCTATTATCAGGTACAATCATTCCTACACAGATTAAAGTTTTTGTTAATAAAGAACCACTTAATAATGCGTTAGACTATGTATTTGATGGAGCAAATAATGAAGTTGAAATTATCAAAGATATTAATATAGGTGATGAAGTTTTAATTGAAAATTATTACAATAGTAATTACGAAATTACAGACGGTAAAGTTAAATTTTCACCGATTTATCCAATTAATACTAATGACTATATTGATGTAATTTGGTTTACAAAATATACTGAAGTTGACATTATAAAAGATGTATATCAAGGAAATCAAAACAGTTATAAACTACAAAGAAGTGTTAGAGATATTTCAAATGTGTGGACCTATCTAAATGGTGTTAGATTAACACCGGGTACAGATTTTTATGTAGGCGGTGCTAATAATGCTGTTTTCTTAAAAACCAGCACAGTTAAATCAGACATTATTGAAACAATTACATACAGTAATAAGATTTATAATACTCCTTTGAGTTATGAGATTTATAGAGATGTATTAAATCAAAACAGGTATAGCAGATATCAGTTGATTAATACTGTACTAGAAGAAGATTTAAACTATTATGATACTGTTATTAAGGTTAATGACGCTTCTAAACTTCCAACACCGGCAATTGGACAACCAGGTATTGTAACAATTAACGGTGAGAAAATACAGTACCTAACTAAAAATGGCAACGAGTTACAAAATTTAAGACGTGGAGTGTATGGTACAAGTATTAGAACAATACACGAAGCAGGCAATGATGTTATTGATACTGGATTTACTGAAGAAGTTCCTTACAAAGATGAACAAGAAAAGATAGATTTTGTGTCAGACGGTTCTAGTTTATTAGTAGGACCATTAGAGTTTGTTCCTGTAAAAGGAGGAGATTTTAATTTCACAAACAGCGACATTCCAGACGGGTACGGAAGGTGTGACAACATTGAAGTATTTGTTGGAGGACGTAGATTACGTAAAGATTCGTTTAAATTATACAATGAAACACTAGCGGCTTACAGTCCAGACGGTGATGTCCAGTACGACGCTGAATTTAGCGTAGATGGAATAAATGAGTATGTAAGGTTAACTGATCCTGTATCACCAGGAACACGTATTACGATTATTAGGAGAACAGGTAGAACTTGGTATGATAGAGGAAATACTACTGTTTCAGACGGTGTTTCACTTAGTGAAGCAACAACAGCAGTAGCAAGATTCTTACAAAATAGTAGCACAGAACTACCCGAATAAATACAATGAGAGATAACAAACTCAAAGAGACGGATATGGCAGAAAACACACAAAATCAAACAGATAATAAAAAGCCCGACGAGACAGGCGGGTTTCATATTGAAGGGCATATTAAGATATTTGACCCTCAAACTAAAGAAGTTTACGTTGATAAGCGTAATGCTATACACTATGAGAACATTAGTGTTGCTATGGCACAGAGTTTATCAAATCAAGGAGTTGGATGGATTTCCGAAATGTCATTTGGCAATGGCGGAACAGTAGTAGATCCTACAGGGCTTATTACATATCTTACTCCAAACACAAACGGAACGGATTCAAGTTTGTATAATCAAACATATACTAAGGTTGTTGATCAAAACTCTGCCACAAATACAGACAACACTAGAAACAAAATGGAAGTCCGTCATGTAACAGGAGCAACATACAGTGATATTGTTGTTTCGTGTTTGTTAGATTATGGTGAGCCAGAAGGACAAGAAGCATTTGACAATTCGGTTGATATGGATGGCGAATATGTTTTTGACGAACTTGGACTAAAGGCGTCTACAGGAAAGTTATTAACACACGTTGTTTTCCACCCTGTACAAAAATCACTAAACAGATTAATCCAAATTGATTACACAGTTAGAGTACAGAGTCTAACTGGATTTACTGAGGTATAACAATGTCGTACAAAGTTTATTTTACAGATGATACACTACATCCAGAGCCGTTAGAGATATTTGATAATACCTCAAACGTTGACACTAGTGTTACTATTCCAGGTCGTAATCAAACTGGTTACGGAAAAATTATTGCTGAAAACTTTTTACACTTACTAGAAAACTTTGCTAGTGATGTAGCACCTAGCGACTCACAAGCAGTTACTGGACAGTTATGGTTTAATAGTGTTGAAAATAAACTTTTTGTATTTGATGGTATTAGTTGGAAAACAACTTCTAATATTAGAACAGGTGTTGATGAACCACAAGGCGCAGCCATTGGCGACCTTTGGGTAAACACTTCAACACAGCAACTTTATTTGTGGTCAGGCGTTACTTGGGTATTAGTAGGACCACAGTTTAGTGAAGGTACTAAATCAGGACCGCTAGTTGAAAATTTATTTGATATTGACAATATCTCTAGAACAGTTATTATATTTTATTCACAAGATGTTCCAGTTACAATTATTTCAAAAGACAGCTTTATTCCTAAAGTTGTTATTCAAGGATTTAACAGTATTGAAGCTGGTATTAATATTACAGCTAGAACTGATATTTCGGAAGAGCAAGTATTTCCAAAATTAATTGGAACTGCTTCGGCGGCAGACGGCCTAGTCGTTGCTGGTGTTACAATTCCGTCAACAAGTTTTATTAGAACTGATGTTATTGGTACAATACAGAAACAACTTAATGTAAGAGATGATGCCGGCCTATTTATTGGTACTAACGGTAACATGAACGTACGAGTACAAAATGCTAACGCAGTGGTTTATAATAGTACACCTGGTGCTAGTATTGATCTACAATCAAGTAGAACAGGATCGTTTGGTGTTCCATCTACAGTATTAAGAGTTATTGAAACAAAAGTAGGTATTAATAATCTTAATCCAAGTGAAACATTAGACATTGTTGGTACTGTGAAAGCAACTGGTGATTTAATTGTAACATCAGAAACTCAAAGTACAAATTTACAAAACGGTAGTATTAGAACCGAAGGTGGACTAAGTGTAAGTAAAAATGTAAACATTGGCGGCGACTTAAAAATGTCAGCAGGCTCGCTGATTACTAAGTCAATTAGACCGTTAACAAGTTCTGAAACTATTGGTGAAGCAAATAACAAGTATAGTACTATCTATGCTAACAAGATTATTGCTAATACAGTTGAAGGTACGCTAAGTGGTGACATTGATGGTAACTCCAACTCAGCAACATCGTTAAAATCAGCAACCAATTTTAAATTAGAAGGCGATGTGTCTTCTAACGTTATATCATTTAATGGTACAGGCAACCTTAATAAAACTTTCCAAACTGAACTAACATCGGACATTATTTCAAATAAACCAAGTGCGGGTAGTGTTAGTTTAAATGACGAAATTATTTTTTACAGTAGAACAGCAGGCTTAAGAAAAGCAACTAGAGAAGTTTTCTTAGGTGATGCTAGTGTTCCAATTGGTACCGTAGTTCCGTTTGCTGGTCCAGGCACATCTGTGCCCGATGGATATCTTCTATGTGATGGAACAGAATACGAACAGTATAGATATAGAGAACTTTATGATGTAATTGGCGACACTTACAACGATATTCCAGGTAAGGGAAGTTTACAATCAACAATTGATAGTACTATCCAACCATCATTTAGAGTTCCAGATATGAGAGGACGTTTTCCATTAGGTAAACAGAATATGAATAGCGGACAAAAAATTCCGCATCCTACTGGACAATATGATGCTATTCAAGATCTAGCAACAGCTAGAGTTGACCAGGCCGAAGCAAGTTTGCTTGGTGCTTATAGCGGCGATGATGCGTATGTTATTGAACAGTATAACGTTCCAGATCATGATCATGATATGAAAGGACGTACAACTACTAACACAGTTAGTGGTGCTCAGTTTTATGCGATAAATGAAACGTCAACAGCACCTAATGATTTTGCTCCTACAACACAGATTGGTGGTACAGGTATAGCAAATACAAGAAGACCGGTTGGTACAGTTACAAACGGTGGACAGAAAATGGCGTCAAGTGGTTTGGTAAGAATCGCTAATGAAAACAAACGTACACCTGGGCAAGCAGATTCACTTGTTGGAAGACCATTTGGTGTAATGAATCCATATCTTACATTAAACTATATTATTAGAAGTGGACTACCAAGGGTATAACGGAGCAAAGTATAAATGGCATATACAATTAATAGAACAGATGGAACAGCAATAGCAACAGTCGCAGACGGTCAAATAGATCAAGCATCGACAGACATAACACTGGTTGGTAAAAACTTCAGCGGTTATGGAGAGTACATCAACGAGAATCTTGTTAAAATGCTTGAACACTTTGCTGGTGATGCGCAACCAACTGCTCCACTAACTGGGCAACTTTGGTTTGATATTACAGAAGCAAGGATTAAAGTTTATTCAGGAACAGAATGGAAAGCAGTTGGAACATCGGCGTTAGCATCAGAAAGACCATTAGATATTAGCTCTGGTGATTTTTGGTTTAACATTGTAACGAGACAATTATACTTCTTTGATGGTACTGCTGATTACTTAATTGGCCCGGATTATAAAATTTCACAAGGTGTAAGTGGTATACTAGTTGAAGAAATTGAAGATTCAAACGGAACTAACAGAACAATTACTACTGTTTATGTTGGAGGCGATAGAGTAGGCTTTTACAGTAAACAAGAATTTTCACCAAGAATTGCTATTCCTAACTTTGATCAATCATCAGTTAAGATTGGTTATAATCCTATTAAGCAAACTCACAAATTTTTAGGCGTTGCTACCAACGCTGAAGCACTAGGTGGACTTAGTGCTGATGTTTTTGCTAAAAAGAATCAGTCAAATGTGTTTACAGAAGTACTAACAATTCAAAATGCCAGCGGGTTGAGATTTGGCGAGGCAACTAATGGACAACTTGGTTCAGAAGGTGGCGGCGATATATTTGTACTAAACACTACTAACAATCAAAAGATAAGCATAAGAGGCAGAAAAGCCGGTGCTAATCTTGACTTTGTTGTAGCAACACCTACTGATCCAGACGAATCAGGAAAAGACACACTTAAAATATTAAAAGACTATCCTAGTAGTTTAACAGTTATTGGCGGTGACTTACAAGTCAACGGAAACTTTGTTGTATCAGGATCTGTCTTAGAAGTTCAATCAACTAATGTACAAGTTGAAGACAAACTAATTGAATTAGCAGTTCCGAGCGCAGGATCACCAACTGATATTTTAGCAGACGGTGGCGGTATTGCTCTTAAAGGTAATACTGATCATACAATAATATGGGACAACGCTACAGATAGTTGGAACTTTTCAGAAAATATTAATATTCCAGCACTAAAAGGTTTACAAATTGCCGGAGCAAACGTATTATTTGACACCGGCGCAGGCATTGAACTAGCGGCGGCAGTGACCAGTGCTCCTGGACTAACATCATTTGGTAATCAGGTTGAAATTACTGCTGATAACATTACTCTTAATGATAACATTATTTCTAATAACGGTGTAAGTGCTCCATATTCAAATGGTGACCCAGCACATCCAGCAAATTTAAAAATTGAACCTAGAGGAAATGTAGAACTAGTAGGTGCTACACCACCTAAAATTACTGGATTAGGAACAACTAACCAAACTAATATTGTACAAACAGCTGAAGCATATGACAATTTAAGTGTTACTGAGCGTTCAGAAGCGACAACTAAAACGTATGTTACAAATTATGTAAGAACAAGAAGCATTCCGTTTAACATGAACATTACTGGTTATTATCCAAACGAAAATGACCCGATGACAGCAAGTGAAATTGCTACAGAGTTATTAAGAATGTGTCCTCCATCAGAATATGAAGCTGGAACAAAGATGCGAATTAGTACATTTAGACAAATTTTAAGTAACATTGATTCAGTATCACCAACATTAACTACTACTACACTTTATGATGTTGTAGGTAGCGAAACACCTAGTGGTCCAACAGGAACATATGGCGTTATTAGAGAAGTTGATGCCGACAGCATTGGTACTAAAGCACCTCCTAGGATTTATACAATTAGAGGTATTACTACATACGAGCTAAACGTAACAAAAAATGCTTGGGTAGTCAGCGCCGGCGGAGCTCTAGTTGAAGATCAAACTAATCCAACAGACCCATTAACAGGGCTAGTAAACTTTATAAGGCCATAATACGGTAAATATGATATAATGGAAGAAAAAACATGCCATACCAGATAAACAAATTTAACGGAGACCAATTAGTTGTACTACAAGATGGTACACTAGACTCAACTACAAGTATAGGACTTGTCGGTAAAAACTTTGCTGGCTACGGTGAAATACAAAACGAAAACTTCCTTTGGATGCTTGAAAATTTTGCTGGGGTAGGAGCACCTCCCAAAGCACTAGTAGGTCAGATTTGGTATGATCGCAATGTTAACAGTATTAAAGTATACAATGGAACCGGCTGGGACGTAGTTGGCGGCACAGCCATATCATCTACAGCACCTACTAATCCTTCCCCTGGCGATACATGGTATGATACTACAAATAAAAGATTAAGTGTATGGGACGGAAGTCAGTTTTCTTTTGTAGGTCCAGAAGACGTTCAAGGATTTAACGGAACAACTAGAACTTTAAGTCAAGCAATTACAGATGATCAAGGTACAGATCATCCGGTAATGAAATTAACAGTTAATGGTACTACTATTGCTATTGTAACAGATAGTCCGTTCACCGTTAACAATATTCCAGGATTTACAAGTTTAGATGCTGGCATTAATTTAAATGCTTCAACTTATTTTAGAGGCGATATTCATGGTAATGCTGATACAGCAAGTGCTTTAAATATACCAAGAAACATTAATGGCGTAGCATTTGACGGCTCGACTAACATTACAATTAAATCAAGTACTACTAATTCGATAGTTGCTGGAAATTATATAACAGGTAATAACTTTGATGGTACAAATCAAACTACCTGGTCTGTAGACGCTACAGCAAATGATGTAAGTGACAAAGTAGTTGCTAGAGATGCCGCAGGTAACTTTAGTGCTAACACTATTACTGCTGACTTATCAGGAAACACTACAGGAACACACAACGGACCGGTAGTAGGAAATGTAACAGGTAATGTTATAGGTACACACACTGGTCCAGTAGTAGGTAATGTTACTGGTAACGTTTCAGGAAATGTTACAGGGTTTGTAACAGGTAATGTTACAGGTACACTTGTAGGTAGTATACAAAATACTGACAACAGCGTTGCGTATGATGAAGTAACAAGAGTGTTTACTGGTTCACTAACAGGCAACGCATCTTCAGCAAATAAACTAACATCACCAACAACTATTAATAATGTTCCGTTTGACGGCAGTGGTCCTATTACAGTTGCTGATATAACAAAGTTGCCTTTAAGTGGAGGCATCCTTACAGGAACATTAGTATTACACCAAGATCCTACACAAAATTTACAAGCTGCAACAAAGCAGTATGTTGATGCTAGAGATACAGCAAACGCACAAAGCATTATTGCTCAAATACCGGCACAATATACAATTACTTACGGTAATACACAGTATAGTACAACTGGTTATACAAACCAAGTAGGTAGTTTTAATAATAGTAGAAACAATTTCGATGTTTTTCCTCCAGCAGGAAAAACAATGGCCGATCTAAAAGCATTTATACCTAGTATTGCTATGGTACACTATGCTGGCGGAGTTGATGGTAATGACAGTATCAGATGCGTTTGGTCTAGTTTAAGTGATAGGATTAGAGTATGGGTACAAAACACAGAACAGCGAAGCACACCAGCCGCAAACTGGTTAGCAATTTGGAGTTAATATGTATTACGTTTGTATAGAAGATAACACAGTAGCAAGTATTTTAAACTACAGGCCTAATGTTCCTGCTAGTATTGAAGTTATTGAAATAACTGATGTTAATATGGCTGATATTGAAAATGATACACATTACTTTAATGTTGACACTAAATCTGTAACACCACATTCAAATTCTGTAATAACACAAAAAAATATTGATGAACAAAATACTGAACACCAAGAATTTTTAAGAAGTACTGATTGGAAAGTACTTCGTCACACAAGAGAAAAAGCACTAGGTATTAATACCAGTCTAACTGAAGATGAATATCTAGCACTAGAACAAGAAAGAGAAAATGCCGCTAAGGCAATTAAGTAACGGAGCGAAGGATGCCATATAACGTAAACAGATATAACGGTGTACTACAAACAACAGTACCAGATCAAACAGTTGATAGTTCGTCGACTGATTTAAGATTTGTAGGTAAGAATTACGCTGGATATGGTGAAATCCTAAACGAAAACTTTCTTGCTTTACTAGAACACTTTAGAGGTGACACACAACCACGTAAAAGTATTCCAGGACAACTTTGGTATGACGATTTAAACAACAAAATTAAATTTAGAAGCACTGATAGCCAGTGGAGATCATTAGCTATTGCTGACGTTAGTGCTATTCCGCCAACAGGATTACAAAGTAAGGATGTTGGTAATTTTTGGTTTAATACAGACGCCGGTCAGATCAGTATATGGAACGGAACAGATTTTGAACTCATTGGTCCAGAAAGAGCAACCGGCTTTGGCGAAAGCAAATTAACATCAGTCACTGTTAGAGATGATAGTAATATTTCTCATGCTATTGTAAAGATAACATTAGATGATACAGTAATTGGTGTAATTTCAGATGACGCTTTTCCAATTGGTGTAATTGATAGCATCACAGGATTTACAAGCATTAAGAAAGGTATTAACTTAGTTAATACTGATGCTAACGGAATTACAACAGGCGATCATAGATTTTGGGGTACTGCTAGTGACTCAACAAGATTCACAGGCCTTGATATTAGCAACTTTGTACTTAGATCACCTGGCGGCTCAACATACGACGACGCCGGACTAACCATTGGAACAGACGGCGACTTAAGAATTGCTGTTGACAATGGTAATGAAGGTGTTATTGAAAATTCATTAGGTAATACACTAAGAATAAGAATTAAAACAGGTAGTGTACTTGACGATGTTGCTATCTTTTCTAATGTAGGTATTTTACCAAACGATAATAATAGATTTAATATTGGTGCGTCTACTAAAAGGTATAGAGAAATTCATGCTAGAGAAATCTACGCAGACAGTATCGAAGGCACACTAACCGGAAACGTTGTATCCGACAGCGGGTTAACATTAGTTGATAAGTTGACTAATGAACTTAATGGAACATTAATTGGTAAATTAAAAGGCGACATTGTTGATAGTGCTAACAATTATGTTTATGAAGCAAGTACTAAAACATTCACAGGTGTTAACGCAACAATTACAAACATTGATACAAACACACTTACTGTTATTAACAGAGTAATCGGTGACTTTAAAGGAGATATCTTTGCTACTGATGACAGTATTGCTTACAATGGTAATACAAAAGATTGGTATGGCTCATTTAATGGTAACGCAGATACTGCTTCAAAATTAGCAGGCACAGCACAAATAAATGGAGTTGTTTTTGATGGAAGTCAGAATGTTACTATAATTGATAGTAGTAGAGTTGCTAAAACTGGTGACACTATGGTAGGTAATTTAACTATTACTGCTACTCCATCTCTAAATGATCATGCTGCAACAGTTGGTTATGTAAACAAAGCGATTAGAAGTAGAACAATATTTTTTAGTTTAGATACAAGAGGATTAGACGAAACTGCTAGTGGTCCTGGATCGGTAGCGTACATGCTTAATACTTTAGCACCTGTAAGTAATTTTGAGGTTGGCGCTAGAGCACACGTAGCAAGTACAAGACAAAATGTAACTACAGCAGTAAGCGCACCGAGGAGTAGTTGGATTGGTAGATCGTTTGTATCTAGTGTAAGTGTTACAACAACAGTTCAAGATCCAACAAGAAACAATAATTTAATTTATGAAGTTAACCAAGCGGGGAATAGTTGGGTTTATGTCTCAGGTTAGTCTTACAGAAAATTATTGCTCTAACGCAAATGAAATAGTTAAATTAGCTGAAAAATATTCAGACAGATTTTCAATGCGTTCAGACGGTGATGCTTTTGAATTCAAAACAAAGTACGGCATAAGCAATATGAAAAGTATGTTCCATACAAGTATGCCAGAAGAATTAATAGACGCAATATGGAAAACTATTCCAGAAGATAAAACTTTTGTAGAAAGCATTACACTTAATAGATATGACCCGGGTGATTCTTTACCAAGACATAAAGATTCAATTGGAAGTTATTGGAAATTTAAATTAGTGTTTTTACAAAGTGATAAGCCTCATTTCAAATGGTATGACGAAAACGGAAAAGGACATCTAGTAGATGAAGTACCTGGTGCTGTTGTTAATATGCCAATTGATTTAGAACACGAAGTAACAGAAATAGGACAAGACGAAAAACCAAAGTACAGCTTAGTACTAGCATGGGGAGTATAATATGGCGACAGAAACTAAAAAATTAATCTTTATGAAATCTAATGGTGTTCTAGTTGCCATGATGGATAAAGATCAAGACACATCATATATCGATACTGAAAAATTTAATATTAGAACAGTTGATATGGATACCGATAACGGAGATTATTGGCATGGCGATTACGATAGCGGTAGCATTCAAAGTAAGCAAGCTAAGCCATTAGTTGTTGAATCAACTCTTAAGTTTAATACAAACGTAAAAATACTTGAAGAATATCCAATACACAAACAACTAAACATTATTATTGAAATGTTAGACGCATCTGATGTGCCTAACACAGAAGCATTTACAACAATGAAAGCATTTATCGATGCCGCAAAAGCAGACTTAGGCGAAAAGGTAACAGCATATTCTACAAACAGTAGTGCTTATACATTTGTATCAGAAGCTGATGACAAAGCACAAGCTGATGCGTTAAAGACATTTGAATAAATACGTATAGAGCGGGAAAAACATGGCATATCAAGTAGACAAATATAACGGAACATTTTTAGTAAGCGTCGCAGACGGAACTATCGATACTACAACTGATATTAAGTTAGTTGGTAGAAATTATAGCGGCTACGGCGAAGTCCAAAACGAAAACTTTTTACATCTACTTGAAAGTTTTGCTAATAGTGTTGAACCTGAAAAACCAATATCAGGCCAAGTTTGGTTTGATACTAACAATTTAAAACTTAAATTTTATGATGGTAACCGTTTTAGAACAGCTAGTGGAGCTGAAATAGGAGCTAGTCCTCCAGTAGGTTTATCACAAGGTGATCTTTGGTTTGATAGTCAAACTAACCAGCTAAGTGCTTGGAACGGTTCTAACTTTGTTTTGATTGGACCACAAAGCGCACCAGGGTTTGGTACTTCTCAAATTGTTACTGAAGTAGTAAAAGACTTGAATAACACTTCGCATGTTATATTACGTGCGGTTGTTGGCGGAATTACTACAGCAGTGTTTAGTAATGACGATGATTTCACACTTAGTAATGATAACACACTAGCAGGATTTAGTGAAACTGGGCGTCAAATCAAAAAAGGTATTACACTAAACAGTGTTAACGGAACAACTGGTATTAGTGATAGTGCTGGATTTAGATTTTTTGGTACTGCTTCTAACGCAGAAAAGTTAGGTGGGTTAGACCAAACTAGATTTGTTAGAACAGACGGAACAGAAGGGTTTACAACAGCTCAATCGTTTGCTGATGTTGGCTTTACAGTTGGTAATCCTGTTAAAGCTCTTAAAATTTATATTAACAGTGATCAAAACCCAGCACTTGAAAATCAAGTTAATGGTAAAATTACTATTTCATCAAGTAACCCAAGCCAACCGACAGATAAATTAGATTTCTTAACATTTAGTAGAGAGCAAGCATTTGCTTCAGACGCAGATAGTTTTAACACAATCTATCCTGGCTCAACTGGATTAGTTAATTTAGGTCTTGAATCACGTAAATTTAAAAATGTTTGGTCAGAAAATTTAAAAGGTGAACTTGTAGGTAATGTTCACGGTGATGTAATTGGTGATGTTACCGGTGACTTATATGCTCAGACCAGTCCATCAACTTCGATAAAAGTTTTTGATCAAGCAACGAGAGAATTTACAGCACAGAAGTTTATTGGACAGTTTTCAGGATCATTAGATGGACTTGCTAGAGAAGCAATTTCAGCAAACAAAGTAACTAACTTAGATCCTAGCACTACTCATGTTCCGGGGTTTTCTACAATTCCAATTAGATCAAGCACAGGCACAATTAGTGCTGTGTTGTTTGATGGCCAATCTACAGATACACAGAGTGTAAACGGTAAGATTCTAGATGTTAATAAAACTCCTAATACTATTGTTCTACGTAGTGGCGGAGGCGATGTTGATGCTAGATTCTTTAACGGAACAGCAACTTCGGCAAGATATGCCGACCTAGCTGAAAAATACACAACGGGTGAAAGTTATCCAATTGGAACTGTAATGATGATCGGAACAGATGAGAATGAAGCCGAAGCATGTATTGAAGCTGGGTTCCCAATTGGAGTTATATCAGCAGAGCCAGCATACTTAATGAATAGCGATATTGACGGTCAAGCGATAGGACTTAAAGGGCGTGTGCCTGTACGTGTTATTGGACCAGTAAGTAAAGGACAGGCTGTTTATGTAGCAGGCAACGGCGTAGCAAAATATTCATCAGTTCTATTACACTATCAAATGGTAGGAATAGCACTTGAAACAGATTTAAATGAAAACGAAAAATTAGTTGAGTGCGTACTTAAGGTATAAATATACGCATATAACGAGGAAATTAGATGGCCGCACAATTTGATCCAATACTTTATTCAGACTGGGATTCTATACAGACTGTAATCTACGAGCAGGTAGGACCGATCCAAGAGGTCGCCGGATCTCCTGGTGTGTATGTCGAAGGCGTAGGATATGGACTAGCACAAAGTCAATTATCTAGTAGACCATATCCATTTACAAGAAATATTGTTTTAATTAGTTCAGAATCACAAGCTACCGTTGAGTTTGATGGTCCTCATAAATTAGTTGTTGATGAAGTTATTTTCTTTACAAACTTTAGTAACTCATGGGGCGGCTTAGGTATTCAAAATAACTTTGCTAAAGTTACTTCGGTCACTAGTAGTACAAGAGTTATTGTAGATTTTAATACATTTAGTTATCCACCTTGGAACTTTGGTGAAACTGCTGAAGCACAGCAATATTTTATTAGTGCTAATCAGTTTGCTAATCTTAGAGCAGATCTAGCATTAGCAGTACAGCATATTACCGGAGCAGTTCCAGCATTAGGTAATAACTTTCCAGGAGGAGAGTCTTCAGTATTACCTGTTCCTCTAAAAGGTGACATCATTTATCATAGTGTATATGATCCTTATTATGTTGTAGCAACAGCATGTGACACATACAGATATGTTAACAACGAAAACACTACACTACAAGCAACTATGCCGTCTTCGGCAACAGCTACAGGCGTATGGGATGGTTTAACACAGTACGAAATAAAAATTACATGGCCTAATACTGATGGTTTTGATTTTGTACAGTTCTTTAATACTGGCGGATTGATTAAGATTGATATGGGTAACGTCTCAGCATCAAATCCAGCATCAGATCCACCAAATACTGCCGCGCTGAACGACTCGTGGGAAGCATTATTGAATGGTTCTTTTCCTGTGTTTATGGGAGCAAAAGGAAAAACTCAAATGGGGCTTGGATCAGATCCAAGATCAATTGCTACAACAGGAGCATATGACCTAACTGGCTCGCCAGTAGAAGTATTTTACAAATCTAATAGTGGCAACCCTTATAGTACAGCATACGATGATCACTATGTACGAGTTGAAGCATTTCAGCAAGTTTTCCAGCGTGACATGAATATTATTGTTACACTAAACGATTCATCAAGCGGCAACACTTATGCGTCAAGTGTATCAATTGATAGAAAACTTATTGTATCATTTGTTTACTCGATAGGGGCAGTTCCACTATCTGAAAACCCAAACCAGTATGTAATCCAAAGAGTTATTGGCTGGACCTAAGCCACATATCATAATAGTAGCATATTTTTAGCATAATTAATAGTATATGCTAAAGGACTATTTTTATGGATAAAGATTCTGTACAACAAATAATAGATGTTTCTGATAAGTTAACCGTTCTAAACACTCAAAAACTTAGAGCAAAAGAAAAGTTTGAATCAAATACCATTGTTGGGTTTAATGGCGGCCTGTTCAAAGTTAATGAGTCGTTACTGGTTTATGTGTCGTATCTTTTACAAAACGGAAAGCAAGCCGACACAGTAGTTTTAGATCATAACCAAAATCCAATTTTATTAAAAAGTGTTAGAGATTTTAATAACACGATCCAAGACGCTTATTATTCTGCTCTTGACATATATCATAACGACATTAAAGAACTTGACAGATTAAAAAATAGTGTAACAAGATATTTTGATCTGGAGTCATAATGTCTAAGGGTATTTTAATATTTGCTCATAATAATGGTGAGATTGATTATCTAAGGTTAGCATCAATTTGTGCTAAACGAATTAAGAAGTATTTAGACAAGCCAGTTGCTTTGGTAACAAACCAACATGTTAAAGCAACTGAATTTGATTACATAATTGAAACTGAAATTGATACTTCTAACACTAGAACGCTGAATAATAAAATTCAACCGTTTTTTAATACTTCAAGACTAAACGCATTTAGACTTTCTCCATTTAACGAAACTATTGTAATAGATGTTGATTACATTGTTAGCAGTAATCTGTTGAATCAATTTTTTGAATCTAAAGAAAGTTTTCTAATGGCAAGCGGTGTAAAGAATTTACACGATTCTGAGATGGAATACGAAATGCTTGGATTAAAAATGAAATGGGCAACAACTTTATATTTCAAAAAAGACAAAGTTGCTGAAACTATTTTTAAACAAGCAAAGTTAGTAGAAGAAAATTACTTTTATTATAAAGATCTTTACAGGTTTAACGTTAGTAGTTTTAGAAATGATTATGCTTTCACAATAGCAGAACACATTGTAAAGGGGTTAGCAAAATCGGAATCTATGCCAGAAATTAATTTTCTTACATTGGCACAGGATGAAATATTATCAGTATCGGGTAATAAGTTCTTATGTTTGGTTAATAATAAGCCTTGTCTGTTTAATGGTGTTGATTTACATTTTTTTAACAAACAAACTATTTTAGATTTTGAAGAGGCATTATCGTGAGAGACTTCGGATATCTACTGATAGTAAACAATGATAAAGATGGCAAATATATGGCTATGGCCCATTTATTGGCTTCTAGTATAAAAAGAACACAGCCAACAGGATACGATAAAGTTTGTTTAATTATTGATGATAATGCTTACGCTAAGAACAAAGACATAATGTTTGATAAGATTATTATTAAGAAAGATAACTTTGTTGGCTGGGATCAAAGAAACTTTATGATAGATTATTCACCTTACACACATACAGTTTGTTTAGATGTTGATATGTTCTTTACAAGAGATATTAGCCATTGGATTGATTATTTTGTTAATAAATCTAAAGGACTAGTAGTTACTAGCAATGTATTAAAGTTTAATAATGAACCTATTACAAATTTAAAATGCCGTCCTGGGTATAAAGAAAATAACTTGCCAGTCTTGTACAGTGGCTTTACATATTTTAATAAAAGTTCGGCTATAGCACAAAACTTTTTTAAAGTAGTTAAGGCAATAACAAAACAAAAAGATATTTTTAAACGTTTATATATGAGTAAAAAATATCCTCCGGAAATTGGAACAGATGAAGCATTCAGTATTGCCGCTAAAATTCTAGGTGTAGAAAAAGATATATCAGGAAACACAAGTTTTCCAAAGTTTGTTCATTTGAAATCTGAACTTCAAGATGTTAACATAGATTCTATTGGTGTTGATTTAGGATATTATATTGACAAGAATATCAATATTACCATAGGCACTTTTACTCAAAACGAAATTATTCATTACAGTGAAAAGGATCTACCTATGTATGATTTAGCTGTTAAGTTTAAATCTTTAATGTTAGAAGGAATAAAGAATGTATAAAATACTTTATGACAACGTAGGAAACATTGTAGAATTTACAAAAGTAATGAGTCATGAAATAAAAGGTCTTAACTCTGCTGTGGTTCCGGAACAGTTTACTCCTATGTTAGTTTCAGTTGATAGTGGCAATAGACCGTTAGATGAGTTTAAAGTAGATATTAATAGTAAAGATACTGTAATAATTGATACACGTAAGCCTGTAGTTTATCTAGATAAACAAATAAACAAAATAGTACAAATTTTTCCAAAGCAAACTGATAAAATTGATTTAGATATTGTAATACAAACAATTGATAGCAGACCTCATATTGTAGTAACATCTAAACATGAAGTGGATCGAAAATTTTCAATTTATCTAACAAAAAAAGAAAATGTGAATTACCTATATCAATGTTTTAATTGTGAAACAAATTCAACAAATGTATTTGAAGTAGATCAAATAGATTATAGAAAATTATTTAATAACGAATTTTCTTTATATTACAGAAAGATATTTAATAAATCAGGATACAGCATACAATGAAAATACAAGACTTAGATATTATTTTTATAAGTTATGACGAGCCCAATGCTGAAGAAAACTGGGCAAACTTAAAAAATATTGTTCCTTGGGCAAAGCGTGTTCACGGAGTAAAAGGTAGCGACAATGCTCACAAAGAAGCTGCAAAATTAAGCGATACTGATTGGTTTGTTGGAGTTGACGGCGATAATATAATTGATCCAGAGTTTTTAAAAATTACAATAAAAGACATTCCTAGAGTAAATTGTTATAGCTGGTGCGGAAAGAATAATATTAACAATCTTGTGTATGGAAATGGTGGATTAAAAATTTGGAAAAAAGATTTTGTTCTTAATATGAAAACGCATGAAGCCGCTGATACTGATGTAGCACAAGTAGATTTCTGTTGGGAAGACGGCTATCAAAATTTTCCACAATCTTTTAGTACAACAGTTATTAACAAAACACCACACCAGGCGTGGCGAGCAGGGTTTAGGGAAGGTGTTAAGATGCTAACAGTTAAAGGAATCTTACCACCAGTAGATACTCTTAAACAAACAACCCACTGGCAAAACTTACATAGACTTAGAGTATGGAGTTCTATTGGTAGTCACGTTGAAAATGGCAATTATGCTATACTTGGAGCAAGGATGGGAACATTAATGAGTTACAGTGATTGGAATTACATTAATGTGCGTGATTTTACAGAATTGGATAATATTTTTGATCGAGAAGTTAAAAGTTTATCAGAGTACGATGTTTTAGAAAAGATAACAAGTTTAGGAAAGAGAATTAAACAAGAAGTTGGATTACATTGGGCGTACTTTGATGTTGATCAAAGTTTACACATGATCGAATTATATCATGAAGCAATTCAATTAGGAAATACGTATTATAACAAGGAACAAATATGGACAAGTGGTTCTTAATATACGACGATCCATTAGCTGATAGAAACTTTAAAAAAGCAAAACAAAAGTTAGATACTCTCAGCGAAATAGTAACAGGAACCGGCATACATGACAGCCATCGTGCTTGTGCGTTGAAAAGCCTTACAGACAGATTCCTAGTACTTGATGCCGATTGTGAAATTTTAGATGACTTTAATTACACTACCTTTTTAGAACATCTAACAAGCGAAAAAAAAGTTTTTGTTTACAGAGCAATTAATCCTGTAAACAACTTAGTATACGGCCACGGTGGAATTAAAGTATTTGATCGCAGACTGTTTAACAACAATAATGCTGTTGACATGACTACAGCGTTTGATATTGTACCGGTAGATTACATTACTAATATTCATAAGTTTAACTCTACAGCTTACCATACATGGCGTACAGCCTTTAGAGAATGTGTTAAACTAGCAAGTGGTACAGTAAAATTAAGAAATAAAAAAGATGACGAATATAGACTAACAACTTGGTGCGAAGTTTTTAACGATGTAGACTTTGCTGAATTTGCTAAACAAGGAGCATTAGCAGGACGAGAATACGGCTATAAAAACGAAGAACTTAGTAATATAAACAACTTTAAGTGGCTTAAATCAAAATTTAAGGATATAGTAAAATAATGTTTTGGAAACCAGATCCGAATAAAAAGTATAAAAAGATCGCATCTCAAATTGGCAAGGGGTTTTGTACAGCGAAGTGGAATCATGTAAGTATACATCTCCACACAGGTGATAACCATAGTTGTTACCATCCCGGTATGCACAAAGTTAGTTTAGAAGAACTAAAAGAAAATCCTAGTGCTTTACATAATAGCAAGTTTAAAAAAGAACAAAGAAAATTAATGCTTGAAGATGAGCGACCAAATGAATGTAGTTATTGCTGGGCATTAGAAGATGTCGGCGAACTTAGTGATAGACATTTTCGAAGTGCTGAATTTGAACAAATAGAAAAAGGAACTATAGATAAAATAAAATCTATGCCTTGGGATGCTGATGTTATGCCTAAGTATTTAGAAGTAAACTTTGGTAATGAATGTCAGATGAAATGTAGTTATTGTACTCCTAGTATCAGCAGTGCTTGGGAGAATGAATTTAATAAATTTGGCGACTATCCTTTGGATCAAAATGTAAACCGCCGACAGTATCACGCAAACAATAAAAACCGAGAACATTGGATTTATAAAGAAAAAGAAAATCCTTACATTGAAGCATTTTGGAAATGGTTTCCTGAAGTATATAAACAACTTCATACTTTGCGTATCACAGGCGGAGAACCACTGTTAAGTAGTAATGTTTTTAAAGTTATGGAATACATGGAGCAGAACCCTAATCCAAACTTAGAGTTTAGCGTTAATACTAATATGTGTGTTCCTCAACGTAATCTTAATAAATTTATTGACAAGGTTACTGTGTTAACACAGCATAAAAAGATAGATCGTTTTCAATTGTTTACAAGTATTGATACTTGGGGAGAACAAGCAGAGTACATTAGAGATCCTATGAACATTGAACTTTGGGAAAAGAACGTCGATACATTTATGAATGCTGTTCCTAAAGCACAATGCGGACTTATGATCACCGTTAATTTCATGTCTGTGCACCGTTTTAAGGGTCTACTAGCAAAGATCTTAGAGTGGAAGCGTAAATATAACACCTTAACACATAACCGCTTTACAATGGATACTCCGTACTTAATAGAGCCTCCTCATCTTAGTTTACAAATATTGGATGACGAGCATTTGGATGTTATGTATGACTGTTTAGAATTTATGAAACAGAATACTAAAAATTGGAATTTTAATTATTTCAGTGACACAGATGTTACTAAATGGGAGCGTGTTATTAAATGGGCAGAAAGCAATAGATTTAAAGACTCAAAATTGATAGCACACCAATCTGATTTTATTAAATTTGTTAATGAATACGATAAGAGACGAGGAACGAATTTTTTAAAAACGTTCCCCGAATTGACAGATTTTTATAATAAATGTGCTACTCGACTAGAGAGGAAGCCATAGGAAAAATTTTAGCAATAACTTGGGCACAAGCATGTGCTATTTCCATGTGTTCTTTTTGTGTTCCATTAGCACCACGCAATTCAATATAATGAATCCAACTACGTAAAGAACCATTCATATACAATCGTGTTTTAGTACAACCTTCTGGTAGTACAGCACGAGCTTGCTCTTTAGCAATCCCGTTATCAATAGCCCACTCGTATGCTTTTTTAGCGGCATTGATAACATCACGCTGTTGGTTCTCCCATCGAGCGTGTAAATCTATATCGTCAGTTTCAATTGAATTTTGTCGATTCTTTTCGTCTTGTAGTCGTGCTTCACGAATAACAAATTGGTCACCAAACTCTTTTGGATCAGCATAACGCTGACTAAACTCTTGAAAACTAAAACTACGATGTCGCACAACTTGATGAGCAATATCCCTAGTTGTTTCAATTTCTAAGCAAGCACTTACCATTTCAAACGGTGACCAGTGTTTGTGCTTGGCAAGATAATTTAATAACTTAGTGCTTGTTTCGGAATTAATTTGATTTGCCGGATTCGATACTCGGGCGCAGTAAGCAATAAGATCCTGAACGTCTTCAACGCCTTCTGCTTTAAAATCTTCATCGGGTTTTGAATAACTGATTAGTTTAACTTGTGTCATTTATCTCTCATTATGTTTTTTGTCTGATCTTCAACTTCTGATTTGAGCTTGGCAATGTTAATATTAAAATTAACAGACTTAACATCTTTAGCCCATTCTTTCAACGCTGACATTAACTTAGCAACTACTTCGTCTTCATTAGCAAAAGGCAGTTGCTCAGTTATATCAACTTCCCATATACGACCGTCGTTGAATTTGATTTCAACTCCGTGAATATACCTAATAGGCATACTGCTCATATAGATGTGTTCGAAAACTTCCGGCCAGTGC